CTGGTGTGTCTACACCTAATTAATTGGATTAAATCCTGTATTTTGTCGTCGATATCTTGCCAAAAGTGGATTAATTCTTGCTCCATGGTATGTCCTAGATGGCGTTTCCTTATAGTTTCATTGGTAATGAATGTAGAATAGAACTATTTTAGCCGCTAGGTGTTGCGTTTTCCAGTAGAAATCCCTAGCGTAAGCCTAGGCTTATAGCGAGGATTGTAACAAGAATTATAATAAACCTCTTCCTATCATGATAGGGTATGGCTAGAAGTGATTCTTTTTTCATTAGACAAACCCTAAACGCAGATAATTTGAACACATTCAAAGAGATTCCCCTTGATTTGGGTGCCTATGTTGATGCCCTGGGCAAGTCTGTCTTGAGAGTACATAACATAGCCGTCACTTTCTCTGACCCTAATGGTAATCCATTAGAAATTGAAGGCAACACTAGTGCGGCTGCCCAATTCCAACTATGCACACAAAGCCAAACAGGAATCGTTTTCAGTTCTAATAGGGCAGTAATTTCTTCTGGTAAACTATACGGACAGAACACCCAAACCGGCGATCACTATCCTGCCGTTTCCCATGATGCTGATGTTATGCCTCAAATGTGGACTAATGGCTACTTAGTTGCAGTAGATTCAATCTTCCTTGGCGGTGAAGCCTCAACGAAATGGACTACCGATGTATACATGTCTATAACTCTCGAATGTACCGTTGAGACTATGACTCAAGCAAGCGCCATGGCTCTTGCCCTGTCTCAGCAAGGCGCATGAGGTGGTTAACATAGCCACCGTTGAACAAATGGCTGAGGATTACCTCACGCAACAAGGCGAGGCCCTATGCGGAGTTATGGCCCAAGCCCTGATTGAGAAAGGTGTTCCATCGCCCATTGCCAGAGCATTGGCAGAACGTGCTTGTAAACCGGCTGCACGAGCTGGGGCAAGCCAAGTTGTCAGTACAACGAAAAAGGCAGCCAAAAAAACAGCAAGTGCATATAATCGTAAATACAAAACAGCGTTCAAGAAACTTGCTCCTAAGTATAAACTTAAGTCGGGCAAGTGGAAAAAGAGTGGTTTCAAGTCTGCCGTACGTGCAGCACACAAGGCGGTGAAGAAATGAAGAGGACAGGACGACGATTAACACTATCAAATGACATCAACCAAATTACTCCACCAGGTTCTATTAGTGGGAATGCATTTACTTTGGCAACTATTTTTGAAGACGACAGAGAGAATTATGGTTGGAAGATTGTTGATATCAAACAATTGTTACCGATCTCCGCAACTGCACGTGCAACAAATTGGGCATTGATGTCCGTACGACCCGACTCCTTTGTTGATGGTACTGTATTCGGCAATTGGGCAGTTAATAGACAGCCCTGGGATAACTCACTGATTGGAACCTTTCTTTATGCAATAGGTAGTAACTATTCATTAAGGACAGAGCATGTAGCAACCAATCATTTGTCAATGTTCTACAATGATGGTGAAATTCCATATTATAACATTACGTTAGAAGAATATTTAATCTCCAGTGAAGAAGAAATCATGTACAAGATAAAAGAAACTTCCCAATCTTTGAATGATATAGGTGAGTAATTTGATGAGAGAATCTGAAGCATTGCTTACTGAAATTCTTAAACTCTTGAGAAGACTTGAAAAGTTGATGAAGAAATGACCATCCCTTTAGCGCCAGTTGACCAGGAACAAAACGAACGAATCGTTTGGTGTGAAAGATTGCTATATCTTATCGTAGTTCTTCAATTTCCTCAACTCGCATCACTAATGATCTAAGGAGATCAGTTGTAATTATGTTACGTGCATGTAACATACCAATTAATTGACGAGCTGGAATCGACGTTAGGTCAAACTCTTGGTTAAGTTTCTCATTTATTGCATGGCATACCCACTTAGAACGCGATTGTGTGTAACTTAACTCCTGGTCAAGCCGTGTCTTCAAAGACTGAGGCACAGCAATCGATAATGCGACGCTTGGATCAGTGGAACGAGGGCGACTCATTCTTTCACCTCTGGTAAAAACAACTGATTGTATGGTTCTTTGAACCAAACAGATAGAATTTTGCCGCTGTTTGTGATTCTAATGTGGCCAACAATCGAGCCAGCAACACGAATGCATTCATGATGAGAACCTTCGGTCATTGTAACCAACCCTTATCGATAGCATCTGCGACCTGTCCGCTTGCTCTGTATGCGTCGGAAAGCCTAATAATTACCTTTTCAACAGGAGTTCCGTTGAACCTGGTGTGTCTACACCTAATTAATTGGATTAAATCCTGTATTTTGTCGTCGATATCTTGCCAAAAGTGGATTAATTCTTGCTCCATGGTATGTCCTAGATGGCGTTTCCTTATAGTTTCATTGGTAA